AAGAAACAAGAACCCGCACCGGGGTCTGACAAAAAACCTGTTGAACAGAATGATGAAATGCCTGCTTGGTATAAGAAGGAAAAGGAAGAGCAAAAAGCTCTTATTGATTCTTTGATAAATGCCAATCAAAAGAAAGACCGCAGAGCATCATTTGAAGCAACACTTGAAGGACTTCTACCCCTACAAAAAGCAGCAAAATTGAAAGATTTTGACCGTATCAATTTCAAAGATGATGAAGATTTCAATTCCTATGTTACCGAGCAAGAAGAAGTTATGAAAGGTATCAAACAGGAGTTAGCCGACAAAGGTCTTGAAATTATCGGTGCGCCAGGAGTAGGTGGAAAAGGCGATGTCCCTGATAAGCCATCTGCGGAAGTACTCGAACGTGTTGCTGAAAGAAATGCAGAGCAGGGAGCAACTGCAATTACCGGGCTCCCAAAATAAATTAAATCATCATGAATGTAAAATTTGGACATACCGATCCGGCTGCTGTCGAACAGGTAGTTTTCGAGCAAGTTCTTGGAGAAAAGCCTGGTGGTGCCTTAGTAGCTAACCCTACTTACGACATTAAGACCGGGACTGCTGTAGGTTTATCTGCAGGTATCCTAAAACCAATTAAAGCACTGCGACTTGTAAAGGCTGTTGGTGTTTCTGACACTACCATTGAAGTAGAAAAAGGTAGTGGTGTTATTGTAGGCGAATTTATCGCTAACGGTACAAAATCAGTTGCAGTTACTGAGGTTGACACAACTACCAGTACTGTAAAGGATATTGTTACTGCAACTCTTGGTTTGGTTATTCCAGTTGGAACAGTACTGTATCAGGCAGCTTCGGCTTCTGCTTCGGCAGCTACTCCAATCTACACACCAAGTTTCCTAACAGGTGCACCGGTGTATGCAGGCGAAGGAGATCAACTTGTAAGAGTTATCAACATTGCCAATGTGAGAAAAGAAACGGTTAATGCTTCTACAGAAGTTTTAGCTCTGTTACAAACCATTAAAGCTGTATAATCATGGAAAAACCATTATTTGAGCTAGATCAACCCGGCATGAATGCCGAGGTGAACTCGTATAAACCGGGTACTGGACTTGTTTGGTCCATCTTGTTCCCGTTGAAGTACACTCCTAAATTTGACCTGAAAGGAATTGAGGGCAATGAAGGAATTCCTATTTCTGCCGACCGTGTTGCATTCAATGTGAAAGCTCCTTTGAAAACACGAAAGACTGTTGGTTCTTGGAGCGGAAAGCTTGGTAAAATCTCTATGTCGAAAGAGAAAGACGAAGTTCAAATCAACGAATATCGCGACCTTAAAACAATCTCTGCTGCAAATACACAAGACAAAGCTACTGCAAGGTACTTGGTTGATATGGTGTATGATGACATCAAGGCTTGTTCTGACGGTATCGACTACAAAGTTGAAATTGATGCTTTGCGTATCGGCTCAGCCGGAAAGCAAACTTTCCCTGCATCCATTGAGGGTGACATGGCAACTACCGATGAAATCAACTTCAATATTGCTGCTGAAAACTTCGTAGGAGTTACAAAAGCTTGGAGTGATATTACTGCTGATGGAATTGGCGATGTTGTGAAAATGCAGAAAGAAATCACTAAAAAAGGTTTGAAAAAACCAATGTTTGCCATTTTGGAAACTTCCAAATTCGAGCAACTTTTGGCTCAAACTGCTACTGCTAAAAAAGTGGCTTCTATCTTGATGAACGTAAGTGGTTTGACTTCAACAGAAGTTCTTTCTGTTGATAACGTAAATGCTTACATGCGCTCAAAAGGGTTTCCTCAGTTCCTTGTTTTGGATAGTTATGCAACTATCGAAGACAAAGCGGGAAAACAAACTACAATCAAACCTTGGAATGAAAATGTAGTTACTCTTTCGCCTGTTCCACAATTGGGTTGGACTTATTACAAGCCTGTTCCAGTTATCGAAGAAACTGCTGCTTTGCAAGCTCAGGGAGCTTTTGCAAAAACAACTGTTTACTCGCAAGTTAACCCTATGTTGGAGGTTACAATGGCAGAAGCCTATGTACAACCTGCATTGATCAACCGTGCTTCGTTAGTGTTCATCAACACTACCAACGTAGCTTGGAACGGAGGATTATAAGATGACCAATCTTGCAGCTATAACAGAGGACTTGCAACCATATCCTGTTCGTCAATCATTAATCGTAAGGCAGTGTGAAAAGCACAGCCTTGCGGCTACTGAGGCTGTAAGCGATGAAAAAAAGATAGCAATTATTGTTGTTGAAATTTTGTCGCAAATGGTGATGCTCAATAACGTTTCCGAGGGTGGTGTTTCTATTTCTTTCAATAAGGAAGAAGTAAACACATTTATCAAACGGAAATGTGTTGAAGCCGGTATTGATTCAACGACTTACATTAAACAAGCAACTGTCGAAAGATTAGAATAATGAAAGGAACTATTCAGGCAAAAGTAAAAAAGTCAGGCGGTGGACAAACTCCGAAAGGTACTGCTATCCCTGATGTTTTCGATTGGGGCGAACCTGTTGAATGTTTGTACAAAGCAAACACTCACAACAACAAAGGCAAGTATCAGGACGGAAATTTTACCCAGTCAGAATATGTCATTACCGTTCAAGATCAAAATTTCAACGCTACGCAAGTACTCTTGAAAGACAGTCGTGGAAATGTAGTTTGCGAAAAGCAAGTTCAGTATTTGGAAGTGCTAGAAACAATACAACGTGTAAAAATAACTATCTAATGCTATCAGACAATAGTTTCAGTATTCATGCCATTCAGGAACAACTCTACAAAGAGATTGAGACCCGAAAGAAAGCTGTTTTACGAACACTGATATACGTTGGAAAGGAAGCCGTAAACAAGGCTAGAAGTAGTCATAAATACATTGATCAAACAGGTAATCTTACATCGTCAATTGGCTTTGTCGTTTTGGATGATGGTGTGGTTGTAAGTAAGTCCTCATTCCCTACTGTAAAGAAAGGAAGCAAAGGCAAAAGAGATGGTACCAATTTTCTGAAAAGCTTAATTGCTGAGAATAAAAAAGGTATGGTTTTGATTGTTGTTGCCGGAATGAATTACGCTAGCTGTGTTGAAGCAATGGGATTGGATGTACTTATTTCTGCTGAATTATACGCTGAACAAAAGATACCTGAATTATTAAGACAACTAGGATTTGCAGCATGAAAAAAACAAGTGGACAAATAGAGGAATATGTTTATGTATTGATTAATGGTAGTTCGTTGAAAACGGATATCAGAGGTAATATTTATAGACCAGGACTTCGACCAGATAATGCAGATACAGAAGACTTAGTGATTCAAAGGCCAATTGGTACAGCTAATCAGGTTCAGATTGGAATAGTAAATATCAATGTTTACGTTCCGAATATCACTTCAAATGGGGCTAATGTAAAGGATGTTGATAGGTGTGTAGAAATTGAAGTTCTAATGAATTCATTTTTTGAATCACTGTCAGATATCAACTACGACTTTAGTTTAGATGAAATGATTTCAACAGAAAAAGCAGAAGGGATTGATCAATACTTTGTAAATGCAAGATTAAAATTCAAAACAATTTAATTTAAAGAAAGGGAAAAATATATGTCTGAAATAATTATGTCATGGAGCGAAGCAGATATCAAGATCGGGAAAACCGGTGCTGCTGATGCTATTGCAGTTACACTTACAGATGTTGGTGTAATCAAAGACAAAACGACCAATATGGCTTCTACTGATGGAGCGCAATTGAAAGCAACTGCAACAGGTGGAAAGCTTGTTGCTGTTCAAGGTTCTGACGGAGAAATTACAATCAAAACAAGAATTATTGAGCCTGATTTCGAGATGTTGAGCACATTGCTTGACTCTACGTTGAATGTGGCAAAAGACGAATTGATTGTAAAATCACACGTTATCAATGATCCTTATTCTGTTGTCGTAACTCCAAAAAATCTTGGAGCAACCGGTGTAAAAGTTCGCAAAGCGAGCGTGTCTTACGTTACTGGTAGATCAGAAGAAGAAGGTGAATTTGCCGATTTGACTTTTATCGTTTTGACTTGTGCTGATGGAGAACTTTACACAAAGTTCAAGAAAAAAGCAGCATAAAATTCGGGAAGAATAACTGAATATTCGGGAAGAATTACACATTCTTCCCGAATATTATCTATTTACTCCGGAACTTTTCGACAGAGTAGAGTAGAGTAGAATAAAGAAGAGTAGATAAGAGTAGAAAAAAGCATTTTCGCGAACAATTTTTCAGTATGAAATTATGTCAAAAACAATAGAAACAAAAACGGCTGAAACAATTTTGCAAACACCGAATGTCTTTGAAATTTGCGGAAGACGTTTTGATGTTGCACCACCAACCACGGCAACGCTCATTCAGGTTTCAAAACTAATGTCACAATTGCCGACCAACCTCGAAAAAACTGATAATTACATATACGGATCACTAATGATTGCGAAAGACTGCGAAATTATCGGTCTAACAGTTGCAACACTGATTTTAGGTGTGAAAAAACACTCAAACATATCCGAACAAAAGAATAAAGCCTTAAACTGGCTTAAAATAGGAAAACAGAAAGACCAATCCCAAGAATTCCAATACAAGGAACTTTCTGATTTGATTTTAGAAAATTACTCTCCAAGTCAGTTGGACAAGTTAGTTGTTGACCTTTTGACAAGAATGGAGCTAAAAGATTTTTTCGATCTTACCATTTCCCTACTCGAAGTAAACCTGCTAAGGAAAACAAAAAGGGAAATGGTTTAAACGATAGTATTTGGGCTGTAATAGCAGGGGTTTCTAAGGGTTACACATTGAATTTTGATTATGTCTTGTATGAACTAAGTTACGCAAATGTAGTCATGTACAGTTCAGTTCTTCCAAGCAACGAAGAAAGCAAAGAACCTGATTTTGACAGTTCTAAAGATGCTAACGACCCGAATAATTTTAATGATGATACTGACGAAATAATTGTACGAGCATGAGCGAAAAATGGTGGAAGTCAGGCATTGACAACTCAGGATTAAGAAAAGATGCTGACGAAGCGTCAAACATAGTAAACGGATTGAGCAACAAAGTAAAAGCTCAGTCTGCACAAATGGATAGCAGTTTTTCCACTGTCGGCAAGAGTCTTGCTGCAATCGGTGGGACGGCTGCTATTGCTATGATGGGTAAAGACATTCTCGATACAACAGCTAAGTTTGAAACTTTTGGTATTGTACTTAGAAATTCTCTTGGTGACTTAGAGGGAGATAAGGCATTAGGAATGATTGCTGATTTTGCAGCAACTACTCCTTTTCAGTTGGATGAAGTAACCGGGTCATTCATTAAGTTGACAAATCAGGGATTTACCCCTACACGTCAAGAAATGGTAAAACTAGGTGATTTTGCTTCTTTCACAAAGAAATCGTTTGACCAATTGACCGAAGCCGTTCTTGATGCTCAGACAGGCGAATTTGAACGTTTGAAAGAGTTTGGAGTAAAAGCATCTCAATCAGGTGACAAAGTTACTTTCACTTTCAGGGATCAAAAAACCACCGTTGACAAAACAAATGCTGCAATTCGTGGATATATTCTTTCTCTTGGCGATCTTGAAGGAGTAGCCGGATCAAATGCGAAAATAGCTGCTGCAATGACAGGTATTATCTCCAATTTGGAAGATAAAATGGCTGCTGCAGCAAACAAAATTGGAACAGACAATAAAACTCTTATTTATGGCATTCTGAATGGAACTACTGCCATTGTAGATAACTACGAAATGGTTGGTAAGGTTCTTATGGGTCTTGTTGCTACTTATGGAGCTTACAGGGCTGCCGTATTGGTTGCTACTGCCGTAAGTAAAGGTTATACCATTGCTCAAAATCTTGAATTTGTTTCGTTACTACTTGTCGAAAAAGCACAGCTTGCGGTCAATGCTTCAATGTTGACGAATCCTTATGTAGCTGCTGCAGTTGCTGTAACCGCATTAGTTGCCGGACTTGCTATTTACTTGTCAACGCTCGAAGATGTCAATCAGACTGAAATTTCAAAGAAAACTATTCAGGACAAGGTAAGCAAACAGTATGACGAACAGAAGTCAAAGATCGACATGCTTGTTGGTGTTCTGAATAAC